TGAATTTCTGCTTGTCCTCCGCCGTAAGCGGCACCCGCTCGCGGGCGTTTAACACTTCTTGCCGCCGTGCCGATACGGGCGGCTTTTGTTGTATTCGTGCTTCTGTGAGATCGCCGCGTCAATGTTGATCCCTGCGTATCCGCAATAATCAAGAACGCGAATAATCACGTCCGCAAGCTCCGTGGGGATACCTTCGGGCTTGCCGCTGTCGCTGAAATAGATTTCCGTTGCGCCGTGTCCGTTGCGGTATTCTTCCAGCGCTTCGGATACCTCCGAATGAATGAGCGCTAAAACCTCCGGAAAGCCGCGTTCTTCGTCCCACCAGCCGTGGGCGACGGCGTTTTCGTGAATTTCCTTCGCAACCTCGTTAATACCTGTCATTGTCTTTTACCCTCTCTTTCAATCGGTTTCTTTTGCAAAAGCGCAATCTTCGCAACGTTCGACGGTTTCGTTCGGATTATCAAGCGGGCATTCCCAGCCGCTTTCAACGTCCTGTTCCGTAAGCCCGCAAGCGTATTTCTGCGAATTCTTCGCTTCGGTCTCCTCTTCGCGGCATTCGCACTTTTCGCCGCTGTCAAGATGTGCGCCGCAATGCGGGCATTCCTTATAAGGTGTTGCCATGTCGTTCTCCTTCCTAATAATCAGCCGCCAGAAGCCGTCGGCGCATAGCGTCAAGCCGTGTTCCTTCACGTACTCCCGCCGCCGTGCGGCTTCTGCCGCTTCCCAGCCGCAAGAAGCGCATTCCGAAGGCTTGCATTTCTGCGCTTTCTCCGGATCAATGCCCAGCAAGCACTTCAAGGGCGGCTTTTCCTGTCGGTTATTCATTCTTCACCCGCTCCCCGTTATAGATAACTACCATTGAAGGGAAGGGCGCGGGATCGGCGGCGTTCCCGTCGTCGTCCGTGAACCGTAGCCGCCCGCGCACGAAGCGGATTTCCGCTTTCCCGTAAATGTAATCGTGAAAATATGCTGTGTCTGTCCGCGCTGGGATAAGTAAAACAATCGGATACCCCCCCCGCGCTTCCTCGAAAGCCTTTTGAACCCACTTGCCGATCTCGCGTCCGTAAGGCGGATTGCAGAATACCGCGCCGCCGCGATCCCAGCTTTGTGAAAGCCCGTCCGTTTCCGGCGTGTAATACAAAGAGCATTTCGCCGTCTTGTCGGTCGCCGCCGGATCAAGCACGAAGCCGAATTCGGCGTTCAGTTTGTCGAAGAAGTCTTGCGGCGTACACCAGCACATATTTTTAGAGGATAGAAGCGCCGCGTTCATTCGTCCGCCACCTCGCTTTCCTCGACAACCTCGCCCGTGTCCGGATCGACGTTCAAGGAACATTGTTCCGGCTCTGTGAATGTGAAGCGGTCGCGGGCTTCGCGTTCCCTGCGTTCCTTTTCAGAAAGGGAAAATTCGCATTCCCGCGTTAATCCCTGCAAGCTCTCCACGAACTGCTGATTGATAACGTCATAAGGCATAATCACCGCTTGAAGAAGGAAGCCCGCCTTCGCGACGATGTAGGGCGTTCCCTCTGTCGTGCGGCGTTCGTAAAGCTCCAGCACGTCCAGCACGTCAGCGACGGGCGAAAGATAGCGGCTTTCAATGAATACCAGCCCGCGCGTTGTGCGGATCGGCTTCAAGGTTCGTCCGGAATAGATGATCGAAATTCCTTCCCGCTCGACGTGTCTTTCCGTTTCGTCTGTGTCCTCGAAACTGATACCCGCCGGAACGCCCAGCGTTTTCACGAAGTAATTGTCGCGGTCTTTCTCCGGAACGTCGAAGATCGTCAAAAGGCTTTCTTTGTCAAGCTGGGGAAGCCCGACAACCGGATAAACCGCCGATCCGTCGCCGATGTACTGCGTTAATATGTCGCCGTCGTCGCTGTACCGCTCGAAGATCGCAATATTCTTGTTCTTTTTGCATATAGCGGCGATACTTTTAATCTTCATCTTCGCCGCCCTCCGTTTCCTCTGCGTCCGCGTCGTGCTGTTCCGTAATCGCCGGAAGGTCGATACGCGGCGCACGGATCGCAAGCGCGATTTGACAACCGCAAACCGGACAATCAACCGCCGAAAAGCGCGTCGGCGCTTTCGTCAGCATATCCGCCATAGAACGCGGTTCTTCCGCCGTGTAGATGTTTTCCCGCTCCGGTGTGAAGCGATAGCCGCAAACGCGGCATTCGGTCTTTTTCTTGCTGAACATAATTGAATAGCTCCTTTCGTGTGTTTTAATATTTACCGTAGACGCGGACGGCGGTTTTCCCGCCATGCGTCGCCGCCGATACGATAGCCGAAGGCATAAAGGAAACGCGCAAGAAGTCCCGCGCGGCGCGCTTCGCAAGCCGCCATGTAATCAACTTCGCGTTCGGCTCTTCCGCCGCCGTGTCGTCGATCGGATATTCGCAAATAAGCACGGTGTTTCCGAACGGGCGACGCGCCGGACGCTCCTTCATAAACTCTTTGTTGCCTTCCTTGCACTTGATAATTTCAAGCGCCTTCGGGAACTGCCAGCCGCTTTTGTTGTCCTTCATGTGTGCCGCTCCTTTCAATCTGTGTACGGGCTTTCAAGCGTCCAGCCGAAGCAATCCGTACTTTTCCATTCCGTTGTGAAGTGATTGCGCCGCCCGTCGCCCGTGAAGAAGCAGTATTCCGCCGGAAGCACCCGCCCGACGTTTTCTTCTCCGTCAAGCTCCGCGCGGTATCGTGTCAGCACGTCCGCCGCAAGAAGGGCGAATTCCTCTTTCACGGGATATTCGGGATCGTAGCCGCTGAACTGATAGGGCGCTTCGATAACCTCCAGCACCGTGTCGGGGAAGCGCGGATCGTCAACGCGGTTCAGAACGCACCATGCAACCGCCGCTTGCTCCGTCGTAGAAGGAACGATCCCCGCTTCGCCGTAGATCAGCTTCGCAAGGGCTTCAACCTCCGCCGCGTTCGGCACATATCCCGCCACCGTCCCGCTCGAAGGAAGAAGAACGGCTGTCGGCTGGTGTACCTCTTCAAGCGTTCCGGCGGTCGTATCCTTCGGCTTGTCCGCCGCGCCGCTCCCGCTCCACGGCATAAGCGCCGCAAGAAGGGCGGCGACGGTCAGCAACGCAACCGTAAGGGCGACGCGACGGCGAAGCATTGCCCGCCGCCGTCGTTGTGCCTGTATCCGCCGGGGCTTGTGTGCGCTGGCTGTCTGCTCGACTATGCAACCGCAAGGCACTTCGCAAATAAACTTCCCGTCCGCGTCTTGCAGGACGGCAAGCGCCCCGCGCGCCCGATCCGCCGTCATTGTTCCACCTCCGCCGCCGGAAGGGAAAGCCACCATTCCGGATTGTTCCGGAACTGCTCATTCGCGCAAGCGTCGCAATTCTCCGCCGTGCAGGAAGAGCAATAACGCTTCTGAAAAGCCGCGTCCCACGGCGCTTCTATGACCGGAAGGGAACGAAGGAAGCCCGCCAGCGTGGGCTTGTCCTTCGTGATAGCGTCAAATACCGAAGTGAACTGCCGAACGTTCAAAACTTCGTCGCCGATAATGCACCCGTTCGCGATCCGCTCTTTGATGAACTCGACGCACGGCATTTCCTCCGAAACGCGAAGATCATTGAACCGCGCTTCCGCTTCCTCGAAGCTGTCGAAGGTAACGGCGTTTGCGACGGACGCTTCGCCGTCGTATTCCCATAAACGGATTTTGTATCGTGTTGTACTCATTCCGAATAGCTCCTTTCCCGCGTTACTCTTCAATGCCGATGTAAAGCACGTTTTCATCGGCGCGAAGCTCCGTGATCTTGCAATATGCGTATTTGTTCATTTCGTCGTGTGCGAAGTGCTTATACAAGCCCCTGTAAATGTCCCGCTTCTGATAGCCGCATTCCCGAACGTAGATATACACGTTCGTAAAGCCGCTAATTACGTAGCCGATCGTTTGAAGTGCCACGTTGTTTGCGATCCTCTTCATTTTCATATTGAATAGCTCCTTTCGTATTTCAGCAATTCGCGCCGCGTCGGTTTCCTCTGCGTCGGAAATTCTCTTGCACCGTCGCTTGTGCAAGATCGGCGCTGTACTTCGGGCGGGCGTAGCCGTCAAACTCTCCCGTATAGCCGCGCTTCAACTCTTCGTAGATAGCGGCGGCGCTCCTTTTCAGACGGGCGGCAATGTCAACAACGCGTTCACCCTCTGCATACATTCTTTCGATCTCGCGGCGCTGTTCCAGCGTCAAATAACTGTATCCGTTCAATGTTTTAACCTCCTTCCGCCTGCCTTCGGATAAAAAAATAATGCAGGAAAAACCGTAACGGTTTCTTCTGCATTTAATAATACTCTCAACATAAATGTGACAAAAGCAAGAATATCTGTTGACATTTCGACAAATTTCTTCTATAATAAGCATACTTGTGTGAAAGGAGAAACAATATGGAAAACAATCAGAATGTCCCCGGCAAGGGCGCAGCAGTTGCCAGCTTGGTACTGGGTATTATCGCTGTTGTGCTGTGGTTCTTTGGCTATACGTCTATCGTGTCTGTCATTTTGGGCATCGTGGGTTTGGTTTGCGCTGGTAATGCGAAGAAGGCTGGCTTTATGGGCGGCTTGCGTACTGCCGGTTTCGTGCTGTCCCTGATCGGCCTGATCGGTGGCGGTATCGCTTTTGTG